GGTGGCACAGGTGATTCTTCCGGCGCCGGCTCACCGGGTTCATGGCAGAGCGTGTTTGGCGCAAGGCTGAACCAGTGGAAGAAGGTGCGCGTATGAGTCTGTTGAGCGAGGCAATGGAAGCCTGCACGATGCTCGACAAGACAACCGCCCCGGATGGCTATGGCGGTATGGTATCGACCTGGCAGGATGGCGCACCGTTTCAGGCGGCAATCGTGCTCGACACATCCGTTGAGGCGCGTACCGCGTCGATGGCTGGCGTAACGGATCTGTACACCATCACCACGACAAAGGATATCAATCTCCAGTATCACGACGTGTTCCGGCGCGAGTCGGACGGCAAGATTTTCCGTTGCACGTCGGATGGGGATGATAAGAAGACACCTGCAAGCGCAACGCTTAATATGCGGCAGGTGAGTGCGGAGGAGTGGAAGCTTGGATAAGTGGCAGGCGCAGCAGGCGTTCTGGGAATCGTTTGGGATTCCTGCCTATGACGAGAATACTTACTACGACACGAAGGACGTTCCGTCGTATCCGCACCTGACTTATCAGGCCATGGCCGGGGTAATGGGGCAGATCGAGACTGTTTCGGCAAATGTCTGGTATTACGATTCGTCGTGGAAGGCCATCAGCAATAAGGTCGACGAGATTTTGAAGCAGATCATCGCCATGCGTACACCGATTGCGATTGACGGCGGTTATCTGTGGATTCGGCTCAATGACCTGACTCCGTTTGCGCAGCGGATGGCATCCGGCACTGAAGACGACATGATTAAGCGAGTTTATTTGACCGTCGACGTTGAGTGTTTGACGGCGAATTGAAAGGAGAGCGACAATGGGCAGATTTACTGTTATTCCTGAAAATACTTTTGATGTCCTGCAGCTTGACGCAGGTGTCCTGTTGAAGCGGTTCGACATCGAGGCGGCAGCGACCGGCGAGGATGGCTTTACTGATGCGGACATTCTGTGCGCAACGACAGGCGGTGTCAATCCGACCTGCGTTCCGACGTATTCCGACCTGGGCGAGGATGTCGACAACGTTCCTGTCAACATGATGGAGTTCAAACACTTGGATTCCTGGGAGTGCAAGATTGCAACGACCGGCTTGGGCACCAGCGCGGAGCTTATCCGCATGGCGCTGGGTGCAGCCGATATCGATGCGACCGGCACCAAGGTCACGCCGAGAGCAGACCTCTTGCAGACCGACTTCTCCGACCTGTGGTGGGTTGGTGACAAGGCGAACGGCGGTCTTGTGGCGATTCAGGTCAAGAATGCGCTGTCCGTCGGTGGGTTCTCCATCCAGAGCACCAAGAGCGGAAAGGGCAACATCCCGATTGAAATCACCGGCCATGTTTCTATCAAGAAGCAGAAGGAAGTTCCGATGATTTTCTACTCCATCGATCCGGAAGCAACTCCGACTCCGACACCGACCTATACCTATACCGAGGTAACGCCGGTCGGAACGGAGAATCCGTCGGAGGAAGGCTGGTATGAGTTGAGCGGTACGGAATATGTCCTGTCTACCGACACGACGGTTGATTCCGGGAAGACCTATTACACGCGCAATTGAGAAGGAGGACTGATTGAAAACACTGGCAAATTGTACCCCTACTGAGTTTTTGAGGCAGACGAACAGGATCCGGAAGGACGCGGAGAACTGGTTGAAGGTGACCGAGGTTATGAAAATCCGGCAGCGGAAACCGGCGCTCACGCCTGAGAGCGGAACCGATGATCAGATTGCGCAGATCAGGGAAGCGAACCAGGCACTTTTGGAGGAGCAGGCGAAGAAGAACCTTGCGGAAATGCTCGACGCAGTTCTGGAGGAACATCCGGAGGAAACTATCAGGGTGCTCGCGCTTTGCTGCTTTATCGAGCCGGAGGACGCGGACAACCACACGGTTGAGGAATACCTCGACGCGGTGAACGACCTGATTGGTTCAAAGGCGGTGATTCGTTTTTTTACCTCATTGGCCAAGTTGGGGCTGATGGATATTTAGAGCTTGTCAGTGATATTCGATTAGATCTTTTGGAACTTTTTGGGAGCGGATATGTTATTGACCATTGCGTATCCGCTCTCGTTAAAAAGAGGGAGTTCCAGGCGTATCAGTTTTATGTCACGGATGTTCTGAAAATGCTTACAGAAAATCTGTGTCGTATGACTGGCGGTTCGAGGCCGGTGAAGCGGTATGCGGAGCTGGTTGACCGCAGAAAAGAAAACGAGGACACGCGGACGGCAGGAGAGGTTATCTCCCAGATTCGAAGTAAAATCCGAGGTATGAAGTAGTGAATGTTTTAAAGCTTGAAGCCATACTCGGTTTAGATAAGAGCCAATTTGACAGTGGGCTGGACAGCGCGTCCGGCAAGATGGGTTCCTTTGGCAGCGCAATCGGAAGCGGATTCAAGAAGATTGCCCAGGTGGGCGCGGCGGCGCTGGCAGGAGCCACAACAGCGGTCACGGCATTTGCCGGGGCATCTGTCAAGGTGGGTGCTGATTTCGACAAATCCATGTCGCAGGTCGTTGCGACGATGGGTTATTCCGTTGAGGAACTGAATACAGAAGGCAGCGAAGCGCAGCAGACCATGCAGAAATTGCGCGACTTTGCGCGTGAGATGGGCGCTACGACGGCGTTCAGCGCGACGCAGGCGGCTGACGCTTTGAACTATATGGCGCTGGCAGGCTATGACGCGGAAACGTCGATGAACATGCTGCCGAATGTGCTGAATTTGGCGGCAGCAGGCAGTTTTGATCTTGCGCGTGCGTCTGATATGGTTACCGACACGCAGACCGCATTTGGGCTATCTCTTGAGCGTACATCGCAGATGGTCGATGAGATGGCCAAGGCTGCATCTACCGGCAACACGTCGGTCGAGCAGCTGGGTGACGCGTTCCTTGTGGTGGGCGGTCTTGCCAAGGAGCTGAATGGCGGCATGATTATGCTGTCTGACGGCACCTTTGCCAGCACGGACGGCGTTCAGGAATTGGAGATTGCGCTCACGGCGATGGCAAATGCCGGTATTAAGGGTTCTGAAGCCGGTACGCATATGCGCAATATGCTGTTGAAGCTATCCTCTCCTACCGCAGAAGGAACAAAGCAGCTTGAGGCGCTTGGGGTTCAGGTATTTGATACGGAGGGCAACATGAATGCGCTCTCCGATATCATGTTGGATTTATCCACAGCGATGGATGGTCTGACGCAGGAGGAAAAGCTGCAGGCCATATCCGAGATTTTCAATACGCGTGATGTGGCGAGTGCGGAAGCGTTGATGGCAGCCGTTGGTGAAGACTGGGCTAAGATTGGCGAGTCCATTTTGGATGCCGAGGGCGCAGCCGCTGCTATGGCAGGCGTGCAGCTCGACAACCTCGCAGGCGATATCACCATCTTCAAGAGCGCACTGTCCGATGCGCAGATTGAGCTTTCTGATCAGCTGACTCCATCCTTGCGTGAGTTCGTGCAGCTGGGCACAACCGGGCTGCAGAATATCACAGCAGGCTTTAAGTCCGGCGGTCTGGACGGTGCGATGGAAGCGGTGGGGAATACCCTGACGGATGGCATTGCGAAGATTGCGGCAGGCGCTCCGAAGGCGGTGCAGGCTGGAATCCAGTTGATTGGCGCTTTGGGCAAGGGGCTGATGCAGAACCTGCCTACATTGCTGAAAGCAGGATCGGAAATCATCACGATGGTCGGAACCGCGATTATCGAGGGCGCTCCTGCACTGTTTACTGCAGCACAGGAGATTCTCGGGATGCTTGGGCAAGGCATCATCGAGGCGGCTCCTGATGCGCTGGCATTGGTTTTTGAACTGATTCCGCAGTTGATTGACGGGCTGTCTGTTGCATCGGAGCAGTTCCTGTTATTTGGTGCGGACTTATTGCTGGCATTGGCACAAGGCGTGCAGGAGAATTTCCCGACCTTTATTGAGCAGTTCATGACATCGCTCGTCGATTTCACGACCAATTTGCGTGAGAATTTTGGGACGTTTGTGGATGCCGGAATCCAGTTGCTGATGTCGCTCGCGCAGGGGTTGATTGCCGGGATTCCGACGTTTATTGAAACGATTCCGATAATCGTATCGAACATCGCCGGCCTGATTAATGATAACGCGCCGAAGCTCTTGGAGGCTGGTCTGGAGCTGATTGTGCAGCTTGGGCTTGGTCTGATTTCTGCAATCCCGGTGCTGCTTGAGAATATTCCGTTGATCTTCCAGGCGATTTGGGATGTGTGGACGGCAATCAACTGGCTCGAGCTGGGCACCAAGGTCATCACGGCCATTAAGGAAGGCTTTACGTCGATGGCCACCGACCTTCCGACAAAGCTCAAGGAGTTTGGTGACAGCGCGGTTGAGAAGTTCAAGAACATCGATTGGAAGCAGCTTGGCAGGAATGTCATCAACTTCATCAAGAACGGTCTTGAAATCCTCAAAGAGGAGATTCCTAAGAAGCTGAAAAGCATCGGTGAGTCAGCGGTCAAGTTCGTCAAGGAGATTGACTGGCTGGACTTGGGCAAGAGCATCGTCAACGGTATTGCGGAGGGTATTTCGAAGTTTGGTGATGCCATCATGACGGCGGTGTTAAATGCGGCAAAGGGCGCGTTCGATGCCGTCAAGAAGTTCTTTGGTATCAGTTCTCCGTCGAAGCTGATGCGCGATGAGATTGGTAAGTGGGTTCCGCTTGGGTTTGCGGAGGGTGTCGAGGACAACCTCGAACCGGTCTATGCGGCATTTGATCGTATGTATGAGCCGCTTGACGGAACGATGGAAACTGTGACCAGTGGCTCCGATGCGCGGCTTGTGGATCTGGTGAATATTATTGTGTCACTGTTGTATGAGTATCTGCCAAACAGGGGCGATGCCGATGACATCATGGCGCAGCTCGACAGGCAGTTGGGGATTATAGCGGCATGAGGCAATTTCGACTAATCAATGGCAATGGGAAATCGTATCCCCTGAATGATGTGCAGAAGGTGTTCATGCATGGCGCAAAGGGGCTTGGATACGCGTTCACCTCGAGCTTCAAGAAGGTTGGTACGCGCTACCGGCGGTTGTCGTCCGATCTGGCGCAGGGCGTGATTACTGCAAAGCTGAATTTCAGTGGTGCTCATGCATACGACAATTGGTTTGAGTTTGCGCAGTTCTGCCTGGATGAACCGTTGCGTCTTGGGTATAAGCCGCAGGACGTTGAGTATTTCTGTGATTGCTATGTGACAAAGCATGATCGAAGCGAGAGCGGCGGTTTTGGGTTGGTGTCGCAGATTACAATCTCGATGGTATCGCCGTGGTACAAGGTGGTCTTTGCGGAGTCCTCGAGTTCTGCAGAGGGCGGCAAGGTCTACGATTACACCTACGACTACACCTATGCGGACTCAATCACGCAGTCGGTGTTTATTGAGAGCGATTCTTATCTAAGCTCTCCGACTAAGATTACCATCTTTGGCTATGCCCTGAATCCGGCGTGGCGGCATTATGTTAACAGCAGGCTGGTCACAGAGGGCAGGGTAATCGGGACGATTGAGGAAAACCGCAAGCTGGTGATTGATACGACCACAGGCGAGTACGAAATCCGGCAGTACGATTTGAGTGACAATCTGATTTCGGATATGTACCAGCAGTCGGATTTTTCGACCTATCGGTTTGTGAACCTGGGCTATGGCCGCAATACGATTTCTGTGTCGCAGGACGGCGTTGGTGATGTAAATATGCATGTGGAGGCGAGGATTGAGTACCCGACCGTTTAACGTCGATATATTCGACCGCAAATATAATATGGTTCATCATTACACAGCCGGGGACGCGAAGCATTCGGAGGATTATCTGTCGTTGGTCGAAAACTCCACGCTGATTACGTTTAATGAGAACGTGCAGAAGGGATACTATATCCGGCTGTCTGACGGCGAGAGGGAGTATTTCGGCATCATCAGCGGCATTCATACCGGGAACGTTGCGAAGGGCTATTCGGAGATTAAGTACAAGCAGTTCATGAGCCTGTTTGATACACGGATTTTGTTTGATACGGACTACCAGACGAGCACTGGCGTGTACGACTTGTCACTCGAGGAAACGATTGCGAAGTACATCACGGATTACTTCATCAACAACGAGGACGCGGAACAGAACATCCCCGGGCTGACGGTGCGGACGGTGTCATCGACGAAGCCGTGGGGGTTGAACCTTACGTCGCAGGTGAAGGGCTTGCACAAGACCATCATCAACTTTTACAACTCAATCCTCAGCAGGTCACTGACGAAGTATGGTGTCGGTGTCAATTTTGTGCCGGACTTCAACGCAAAAACCATCACGGTGGAGGTCGGTCAGAAGAATACGAGTGTTTTCCGCATAGAGGCAGACCTTGATTCCGTGATTGCAAGGAACATCGTGCTGAATGAAACGAGCGAGGACACGAACAAGCTGGTGGTGTATGACGACCGCGATCTCGCCACAAAGATGGTGTTTTTCAAGCACCCTGATCGCACCTATGACACGGTTGATGATGACCGTATCGTGCCGGTGATATATGATGTGGCATCGGTAAATACCGGCGATGAAGAGCTCTTTGAGGACAACGCGTGGGATTTGGCAAGACGGACATTCGACCAGGAGTCGTACAACAACCTGATTGAGATCACGGTGATGAACGAGGATCCGATTGTCAGACCGCAGGACTTGGCCTTTGGGCAGGTGGTGAATGTGGTATCCGAGGGCGTGGAGTATCCGTCCATCTTTACCGGACGAGAGGTAACAACGACAACGAAGCTGATTTTTGGAACAATCAGGCTTGAGCTATCGAAAAGATTGAGAGGGCAAAGAAATGGCTGAAGGAGTGAGGCTCGTAACTTTTAGAGGGCAGACCGTAACGCCGGTAGATGATCGCCGTGTCTATGAGGCGGCATTAGGCGCAGGCGGCGTGGCGTATGGCTGTACCACAACGATTAAGAACACGAATACACTGCACATTGCATCTGGATACGGTGTTCTGTGTGGCGGCTTTTTCACGATTGAAGAGCATGATATTTCGGTTCAGTTATCGCCGGGCGGAACGTTGCTGGGGCGCTTGTATCTCCGGCTGGATTTGTCGAACGCCGAAGAACCTCTCCAGTTATTGATAGAGACCGGCACGACGCTTACGGATCCCATCCAGCAAGAGCATGTCAATACGCGGAACGGTATCTATGAAATCGATATGGCGTACTTTGATGTGTCGCCGTCGACGTTGTCGAATGTAGAGGACGTGTTTGACACAATCGGCGCCGGGGGCGGTAGTGGCGGTACGGCATCGTCGCAGATTGCCCCTGTGGAAAAGACTGAAACTGCATCGCGTGCGTATGCCGTGGG